ATTATTCAGCTTATGATGGATCACAAATTCCTATCATACTATATGAACTTCTAGATGTTATTAATGAATGGTATACAGATGAGTATAGTAAAATTAGGTCTATGTTGTATGAATCTATTGTACATTCTGTACATATATATCGTGGTGTAATTTATAGGTGGAATGGAAGCTTACCTAGTGGAAATCCATTAACTGCATTATTGAATACTATGTACAATTCTGTAGTTTTTAGATATGCTTGGTATTTACAAGATATTACTAGACCTTCCTTTCATACTTGTGTTAAGTTAATTATATTAGGTGATGATAACGGCTTTGCTGTGCATCCAGACTATATGGAGTTTAATGAATTAAGATTACCAGAATTATTAATTACTATAGGTTTGACCTATACTCCTGAAGATAAGAAGTCTCTTTTGGTACATCCTGCTAGGAAGTTGAAAGAGATTGAATTTCTTATAAGGAAGTTTAGATATGATGATACTTATAGACAGTATCTTGCTCCTCTCAGGTATAATGTCCTGGAAGAAATGGTTCAGTTCACTAAGAAAGGTTCCAATTCTGGTAGAATTTGTATTGATAATTGTATTATAGCAATAAGAGAAGCAAGTCTACACGATAAGTACGTGTATGACGAATTTTGTAAGAAGGTTATAGATGAAGCTATAAAATATTACCCTGATCTCACTCCTAGTGAACCTTGGTATATGTCTTATAGAAAAAGAAAAGATGGTACTTTAGGTACTCATGCTTTCTTTTAAAATTTTTAAGCCCGTCCGTTATGACGTAAAACTGACAGCGTGGTGAAATTAATTCACCAGGTGGTTTATTACCTTTAAAGAAACGATAAAGTCGCTATTAGCGTACTGTCCCCTCTGGTATATAAGAGGGTGTCCTAAAGACAACTAATTTATGTGATCTTGCACTTATAGAATATGGAATAAAACTATATTTGTACTGCTATATTTTAGAATAAGGTCCTATTTAGGGTTAGTGTCCTTTTAAGCAGCCCTTCTAAACACTTAATTTCCGCAATTTCAATAACAATGCGGGTTGTGTTGATCTTATAATCCCGAGCTGAAAATATCCCAACTACAAACCCGACGGAAGCGGGTAATAATTTTTCTTCCAACGAGGTGGACGTTTCTTCCACCACGCTTGTAGCGTCTACTACACTATTTAACGACGATGCTAATATTAGTTTGACTACTATTAATCGTCCTTTACCCATGTTAAGACAAATTTATGATTCATCTTCTGATAATTTTAATCAAGATATAAAAACATTTTTGTCTAAGCCTGTAATTTTGGTTTCCAATAGTTTTGGCGTTGGAGATACAGTTGGTACGTTTGCTTCGCAGTTGATGCCTAGCACACTTATCAGTGCATTTTCTACAATGTCTAATAAACTAGAAGGTTTCTTAGGTTTTAGAGCTACTATGGTCTTTAGACTTACAGTCAATGCTAATCCTTTCCAACAAGGTAGATATATGTTGACTTGGGTACCTTTAGGTGGTTCTCCAGGTGATGCAACTTCCTTGTTGCATCGAAGCTCTCATACTTATACTTTAGTGCAAAGGTCTACTTTGCCTAGGGCTGAAATTGATATAGCTTGTGAAACTGCTACTGAATTGAGAATTCCTTATGTTTCTAAATTGAATTTCTTTCCTCTTGCGAGTTTGAATGGTGCAGAAAATTTTGGTAGTTTAGGTTATCTTCAGATTTTCCCTTATGTAGCTTTAAATGCTGTCACTAATGTTGTGGCAGGATATACTTTATGGGGACATTTTGAAGATATTGAACTTATTGCTGCTGCTGTTCCTCAAAGTAGTGGTAAATTTTCTGATAGTCACAAAGAAGCACAAAGTGCGGGAGTGGCTCCTTTATCTAATACTTTATCTCTTATTTCTAAGAGTGCAGCAGTATTATCAGCTGCACCTGGTATTGGTGCTTATGCATCCTCTATTAGTTGGTTGTCTGAACGCTTAGCAAAAACAGCAATTGTTTTTGGTTGGTCAAAGCCTACCAATAATGCTGCTGTTATTTATGTACAAAGAGGTACTCTTACCAATTATTCTAATATGGATGCTGTTGATAATTGTTTACCTCTTTCTTTGTCTGCTAAAAATGAAGTACACAAATGTGAAGGTTTTTCTGGCACAGACGTAGATGAGATGGATTTTTCTCATTTTACTTCTATTCCAGCTTGGGATAGTACTTATACTTGGTTACCAGGTACTGTTTCAGGAACTATGATTAAAAATTATAAGGTTGGTCCTTTGAATAATGTTCTTAATACTGCTCTTGTGAATTTTGGAGTTCAGGTTAAAAACTTTATTCCAATGGACTTTGTAGCTAATTATTTTACATATTGGAGAGGTTCTATTGTATATAAATTTAAATTTGTGAAAACAGATTATCATTCAGGCCGTTTGGCCATTTCTTTTACACCTTTTGAGAAATTTACTACTGCTGCTCAAACCACTTCCTTGGCTTTGAGTGCATTTACTCATAGACATGTTGTAGATATTAGAGAAACGAATGAAGTTTCTATTACTATTCCGTATATTAGTTCTATGCCTTATAGACCTACTACTGGGACTCAAAGTTCTATTGGTAATTTGCAAATTTTTGTACTTGATCCTTTGACTGGACCCGCTTCTGTAGCGAGTTCTATCTCTATAATTACAGAAATTTGTGGAGGGCCTGATTTCGAAGTTGCTGTACCTGCCAATGTTAACCAGATG